CATCGCCGCTATTGAAAGAAATACTATCCAAGGCACGTTGGATGCAGGCACTTGCCTCGTTCTCAAGGGTTTCTTGCATATCGTCGAGAAAGTTTTCTTCGTCGTCCGCCTCGCCTTCCAAGACACCATGCCCAGCTAAATCATACATAGGTATTTCGTATGAAATCTCTACAGTTGCTGTGGCATAGCCACGAACAACACCATCTACTATTTCAAACTTATTCATATGCAAACTCCTTCCACATACCGTTAATCTTAGACCGCCAAGAGCCTTGGAAATACTGACATTCGCAAAGGTCTAGGGCAATGTCCCGAACCTTCCACACTGGTAAGCCTGTGGCGGCATGTATCTTCTCATACATTAGGTCGGTCATCTTTAGCTCGTAGTCGTCGCCATAGTAAACCTCCATGCCCTTCTGGCAAAAGCCATCATAGTCTGTAAGCACGACCATGGCATTGAAGACTTGGGTTTTATTTTCAGCGATGGCTTCTTCTTCAGAAAAGCTGGGTTCATATTCGATTGTATCTGGGTAACTCATTTGTATATCCTTTACATATTGTTTATAAAATCAGGGGGCAGCTAATACCGCCCCCCGATATCTTTAACCCTTGTCCCACTCTTCTGGGTCAATAGCCAGCGCCTCGTCAGCGATGCACTGGTTGAGCGCAGCCCACGGTTCAACCCCGTCTGCCTCGCAAGCGTCGAAGTCGTAATATGTGACAGAAGCATCTGAGCCGCTAAACACATATGGCCGCTTGAGGTAAACGCCTATGGCATCTTCGGCTACGATAACCTCGTCAATCAGATGACGTAGATTGGGTTTGATTAAGGATAGTGACATGTCGCACCTCTCTTTCGGATAGGGCGGAATTGCCCAGTGCGTATATCTCATTATGCACATGATAGATTGCATGTCTAATCACGAATTGTTACAGTGTGTTACAGTATGTTACTGACCAGCAAAGCCCCAGCCTAAGTGACGCTCAGCCTTACGCTTCTCGATGTATAAGCTACGCTTTCCGAAATGGTAACCAGTCATAGTCTGGCCACGACTGATGCCAAGACGCATCTTGACGCTGCGTTGGCGATATAAGCCCTTGAGCTTACCTAGTTGAAAGCGAAAGCCGTGGGTGTTGTCGTTAAGTGGTTTGGTTGTGATAGTCATATTATACCTCATATCCTAATTCTAAATCTTCAGCTATAGCATCGGCAAAGGTGGGGCTATCCCACACAGAAACGATGCCCTCATAAACATGCACCACCGCATAGGCAGGCGAGCCGCCATATTCTTCTGATACATCTTTAACTTTATAAATTCTGCTAGTCATAATAATTTCCTTTTGTTTCTACTATATAATATGTCTCACCATTGTGAGTTTTTGATTTGGTCACAGACCATTCATAAGAACCATCACCATCAGCATCATGGTCAATATACTGGCCGTGATAAAATACGTCAAGCAATATCTCTTGCACATGTTTCCAATCGGCCAGCCACTCAACCTTTAAAAAATAGACAAGGTCTGATAGCCCCATGAAACTATTTGTTTCGCATTGATAAGACATACTTTTGTCCTTTATTTAGACACAAGATATAAGCCCACACTTGATAAGCCTACACCCGACAAGGCAACGACAAAGGCCATTGCATTTAAGAAAACACCACCCGAAGGGTTTGAAATAATCATAAGTGTTGCAAGAACGCCACACATTACGCCTAAGAGTAGGTCAATAGCACCAATCATTTGATACATTTTATGCCCCTACAAAGTCACAATGCAGGCGGGAAACATGATGCTTGCTTGTGTATAGGTGGCCGCAGCGCTCATTGCTTGCCAAGGCTTCACACCATACATCCCAAAGGGATGCTGAGCCGCCAAGTTTCTCACAAGTGGCGATATATAGCTCAGCCTTGCGCCGCTTAGTGGCAGTGGTGGCCGTGGCACTTACTAAAAAGTCGGTGGCCTTGACGCCATACATTCTCAGATTATGGATATCCAAACAGCCAACCTCACCCGTGCAAAGTTGCAAGACAAAGCCAGCCTTGACAAAGCCCAAGCCGTGGATAGACTGGAAAAGACAAAGCAAGTCTGGCAGGTCAATACGCCCCTTGCGATAGTCATGCAGGGCAAGCCATAGCTCACGCTTGCGCTGATGTAGCTCAATATATAGCTTGCGTTTGGTTTGGTTTTTGAGGAAAACAGAATCCAGACCATTGGCCTCGATATCTTGCATCTGTTTACCAACACCAGCCCAAACTTGTTGGATGGATTGCGACACCATGAGCACAACATTAGCCATGTTTTCTGGTGATTTGAGCGCATAGGTATTTATACGCTTATTATGTGTCTTATACATAACATACACTTTCTCTTTATACACAAGGCGGAATTGCCCTATGTTTTTAGATTATCCTAATCGGTTTACATAAAGCCCTATGGCTTAACACGTTAGGTTTGTTCTGACTTTCCCTAGCCTTGCATGGCCTTAGAAGTTTGTCAAATCTTTTTTTGCCTTAGCCCAAACTTTTTTGAGTAATCAGACCATTGGCGCAGTCTTTATAGTGCCGCAAGCTTTGAGCCATTGGCTTTTCGGTGAGTAGCTTAGACTGACAGACATAAGCCCGCACTGCTTTGCTTTCAAAATTGTGGTGACTAGACTTAATAGAATAAGAATAATCTACTCTGGAAATTCTCGCAATTCTGGCTCGTTTTTCCGCACGTTCTCGCTTACCAAGTCTAGCCATAGCCAGCCTCTCTTTCTCTCACATTGCCAGCGTTTGCACGCTTGGCGTTTCGTTTATCTTGTAACAAGGTTAGACCGAATCGGCTTATCTTGTCAAATCTTTTTTCCTGCCCAAATCTTTAAAGCCTTTCGGTCGTTTGCTTGCCAGTCTGTAGGCCATTGGCTTTGCCTTGTCTTGGCGGCTTACTTGGTCGCTTGCTTTGGGCTTGTCGTTTCTCTCTTAACCTTTCGGCTAGTCATGGAATAATAACGACCCAATGCTTGCGGCGGTTTGGCCTAGGGATTGGCGGTTGCACTTGGCGGTTGCTGTTTCCTTAAAACCATATGAGCATGACCAGAAAGAGATTGCAAGCGATAAATGAATTTTTTTTGAATTAATTTTTCTTATCGTTTGTTTTCAATGGGTTAGCTGGTAAAGTTTTTTAAGATTGGCTGTTTTCTGCCATTCATGCTTTTGGTCATGGTTTTTTATCGTGCCTATATAAGACACCATGAAACAGACAGGCGGCAAGGGCTGGCAAGCCTTGGGCAAGTTGGCAAGGCGTGGCAGGTGTATTGTGTAACAATATCAAGGGGATAGGGGGGGTATTGTGAGAATATATAGGGCGGGGGATATGGCCTAAATGATGCAATGATAAGCCGCAAGCCCTTAGATTATGGGGATTTATGGAGATTCTGGGGATAAAATGCATAAAAGGGGTTTACATTCTGGAGAATCCCTGATATGCTGGCAGGTTTGGCATTGACCCCCACCCAAAGAAATACACACACATCTATATATATAATATACCCCTGACATAAATTGAGAATTTTAAAAAGGTATATCATACTTGGCAGAATCTGGCAGGGGGCTTGTCTATTTAGACCCCCACCCTTTGTCTGGAAAAGACATACAGCAAAACACTCCCGATAAAATTTATAATTTTTACCAGGTTGTTCATAATGTTAATTTTGGGGCGGGGCCTCCGAGGTGGTATGTAAATACAAGTTGTGTATAAAGTATGTCCAAGGTATAATACATGGAGTCGGAAGACATTAAAGCTAGGGCGGGGCCTGGGAGGTTATATATAGTACCTCCGAACTTTAAAGTAAAGATAGTTTAGCATGGAACTGCTACTGACACAATACCACTTAATGATATTAGCATATCACATATTGTTACAATGTGTAATAATAAGCAAAGCTTAGTAATAGGCATAGCCTAAAGGATATAAATGATTACTGAAGAACCGATGAACTCAACAGAGACTCTTATGTCTTTTGAGAATACCCTTGACAAGTATATTAAGTTAAAGTCCAAGGAAGACCTCCTGACCTTTGTCAAGAAGACTGCGCCTACTCTGGTGACTGACTTCAAGATGGGCAGGCACATTGAGCTACTATGTGACAGACTACAGAAGGTAGCAGATGGGGAGCTAAAGAGACTTATGGTCTTCTTGCCGCCTCGCTCTAGTAAGAGCTTAATTACCAGTAAAATCTTTCCAGCGTGGTATATGGGCAGAGAACCCAACCACGAGATTATGTCTGTCTCCCACAGTGACCAGCTTGCCAGTGACTTTGGCCGTAGCGTAAGGGACATTGTGAATACGGAAGACTTCCAGAAAACATTCAAGGGTGTCCAGCTTAGAGCAGATGCCAAGGCTGCAGGTAAGTGGAAGACAAACCAGAATGGTTCTTACTATGCAGCTGGTGTACGTTCACAGATTGCTGGACGTGGTGCGCACTTAGCCCTGCTGGATGATGTGATGTCTGAGGAAGATTCCTTCTCAGAGGCAGGCCGTAGGTATATCAAGGACTGGTGGCCATCAGGTCTACGTACACGCCTCATGCCGAATGGTGCCATTATTATTATCAACACAAGGTATCACTATGACGACCTGTGTGGTTGGTTGCTGAAGCAGGAGTCAGACATCTCTGGTATTCCTTGGGAAGTAATTAGTATCCCTGCTTGGCTAGACGAGACATCGGCAGAGCTATTGGGCTTACCCGAAGGTTCGTCATACTTCCCTGAGTGGAAGCCAGATGAAGTGCTACAGCTGGACGAACAAGAGATTAGAGCAAGTAATGGGAGTAGATACTGGGATGCGCTATACATGCAGAACCCGTCACCAGATGAAGGCGGGATTATTAAAAAGAAATGGTTTCAATGGTGGGAGTACGAAGACCCGCCGCACTGTGAGTTTGTTATCCAGACATATGACACAGCCTTCTCTACTAAGAAGACGGCTGACTATAGTGTAATTCAGACGTGGGGTATCTTTCACCAAGCAGAGCGTGACGAGTACGGCGGTGAATACACCATAGCTAACCTTATCCTTCTCGGTAATGTTAAGGAAAGGTTTGAATACCCCGACCTACGTAGAACGGCACAGTACTTATACCAGAAGCATCGCCCTGATGTTTGCATCATCGAGAAGAAAGCCTCTGGTCAGTCGCTGTTGCAGGACATGAGACTTGCTGGTCTGCCAGTGCTGGACTACCTTCCTGACAGGGACAAGGTTTCACGTGTCTATGCCGCTACGCCTCTAATGGAATCAGGCCGTGTCTACATCCCGAAGGGCAAGGAGTGGGCTAAGGATTTATTCGACGAAGCACTAGCCTTTCCCAATGGCGCACACGATGACCAAGTTGATGCAATGACCATGGCTATCCACTATATGCGTGACTCTTGGCATGTCTCCCATAACGAAGACCCAAGCTGGGAAGACGATTATAATCCAAGAAGACAAAAGAGGGTTGGATACTGGCGCACTTAAGTGTATAATAGGCTCAATGATATTCTTCCAAGTAATAAACAAGGAACAAAAGTAAATGGCAACTGAACGTAATCCATACGACCTATCAGACAAATCAAAAGAATCAGGCATTGATATGAACATCGAAGACATTACGTCTGCCGATGCCGTTATCTCTGTTGACCCTGACACGGGAGAGATTGAAGTAGACTTTGATGGGGTAGCTGGTGAAGTGGAAATCGAACTTACCCTTGGTGACAACGAAGGCTTCTACGAAAACCTTGTTGACTTAATTGACGAAGACGGGTTAGCTGAGATTGGTAACACAGTTATTGACAAGTTCCATGCTGACAAAGACTCTCGTACTGAATGGGAATCAATGTTCGAGCGTGGCTTCGACCTCCTTGGTCTTAAGCTAGAAGATACAACGGAACCCTTTGAAGGTGCAGCCACTGCAGTACACCCACTGTTGATTGAGTCTGCTGTCAAGTTCCAAGCCAAAGCATCAGCAGAGTTGTTCCCAGCAGGAGGCCCAGTAAAGGCTCAGGTGCTAGGTGACGCAACTCCAGAGAAACAACAACAAGCAAACCGTGTTCAGAACTTTATGAACTATCAGGTCACAACACAGATGCCTGAGTACTTCGATGAGTTTGAACGTATGTTGTTCCACCTCCCGCTTATCGGTTCGTCTATTAAAAAGATTTATTATGATGCAAGTCTTGACCGCCCTGTTAGCGAGTTTGTGCCTATTGACCAGTTTTATGTTTCTTACTATGCGACTGACCTTCGTAGAGCAGACCGTTACACTCATGTTATATATCGCAGTCCTGTGGATTTGGCTAGGCAGATAGAAGCAGGTATGTATGCAGATGTAGAATTACCTACAGCTGGTATCCCTACTTTGTCTGGTATGGCAGAAAAGATGGACAGCGTCCTTGGTTTGTCCCCTGCTTCTGACAATGACCCACAGTATGTACTGTTGGAACAACACTGTTATCTTGAGCTTGAAGAAGACACAATGCACGAAGGCAAGTCAGCCTGTCCTTACATCGTAACTGTGGAAGAAACCACAGGCCAAGTATTGTCTATTCGACGCAACTGGGAAGAAGGAGACGATAAGTATGTCAAGAAGATGCACTTCACGCACTACAGATATGTTCCTGGTTTTGGTTTTTACGGCTTGGGTCTTATTCACTTCCTTGGTAATCTTACTATGTCTGCTACTGCTGCAATGCGTAGCCTACTTGATGCTGGCCAGTTCGCTAACTTACCAGGGGGTTTCAAAGCTAAGGGCGTCCGTATGGTCGGAGATAACGACCCTATTGCGCCAGGGGAATTTAAGGAAGTAGAAGCAACAGGTATGGACTTGTCTAAGTCTATTATCCCGCTGCCATTTAAAGAGCCATCAGGTACTTTGTTTGAAATGTTACGTTATGTTTCACAAGCAGGCCAGAAGTTTGCTGACAGTACTGAGCAAGTAATTTCGGATAGCGGAGGCTATGGACCTGTCGGTACAACCATGGCATTGCTTGAAGCTTCTAGTAAGTTCTTCTCTGCAATCCATAAGCGCTTACATAAAGCACAAGGTGACGAGTTCAAGGTACTGGCACGTATTGACTACGAGTACCTGCCGCCTGAATATCCTTATGACCTTCCTGGAATTTCTGAAAAGATTCTCAAGAAAGACTTTGATGGGCGTATAGATATTGTACCAGTGTCTGACCCTAACATTCCTTCGAATGCTCAGCGCATGATGCTTATCCAAATGGTACAGAACATTGCTCAACAATCGGAGCCAGGCATGTTTGACATGGAAGCTATTAACAGAATGCTTTTAACAACAGCCAATGTTCCTGACATTGATAGACTAATGCCTGTTAAAGAAGAAGCAGAGCCTAACGACCCGATGACTGATATTCTTGATGCGGGTGAAGGCAAGCCAATCAAAGCATTTGAAGGGCAAAATCACCAAGGACATATTGGTGTTAAGACTGCTTTCATGCAAGACCCTATGAATCAAAAGAACCCAGTATTTAACAAACTGTCAGCTGCTTTGTCTGCAAACATTTCCGAACACATGTTGTTGCAGTACAAAGAGCAGATGATGGGTCTGTACAATCAAGCAATGCAAAACCCAGAGGCTCAAGCCGCTGTTGCATTTGACCCGACATCTATTGACATGATTCAAGCACAGGCTGCACAGCAAATCTTACAGGCTAACGCACAAGCTGCCAGAGGTCCAATGACTCCTGAGCAACAGATGCTGCAGATTGAGGCACAGAAACTTCAGATTGAACAAGGCAAGACTGCTGTTCAAGCTAATAAGGCTCAGGTAGATGCTGCACTTAAACAGCGTGACCTTGACCTGAAAGAACAGAAGATTGTTCTTGATGCTCAGAAGGCAGGCGTAGAGAATCAGATGTCTGCTTACCAGAAGGAAGAAGATAGAAACTCCAAACGTGCTTTGAAAGCAATGGACGTTCTTGCCAACCTTATTAAGGCTCAAGAGTCAAACGACCTTGAAGAAGCTAAAATTTCTACTCAACTTCTACAACAGGTGATTAAGGAACAGGGCATCGAATAGTGCTATACGACGAACTAATTAAAGAACTTCAAAAAGAAATTGAAGGATTGAAAAATTCGCTTGCATATGGGACAGCTTCAGACTATCCTATGTATAAGGAGGTGGTAGGTAATATTGCAGGGATTGAGAAATCAATTGGTAT